AAAACTAGGATTTCCAGTATCGTATGCAGAACACCAAGAAGATCATGGTATATTTACTTCTGACAGTGAATATCTTCAAATTATACAATTAGCACAACTTAAAAATATAACTCCTGAACAACAGTATAATAAAAGAGAACATACACAAGATTTAGAATTAGATAAACTACATATTATTCATAACGAATTAAAAAGATACAAAAAAGAATATAACTTAATAGATTTTAATGACATGGTTTTAAATTTTATTAAGTCAGACTTATCTCCAAAATTTGATGTAATATTTGTTGATGAAGCACAAGATTTATCTCTTATGCAATGGGATATGACAAAAACTATTTGGAATAAAACAGAAGATACTTTTATTGCAGGGGATGATGATCAGGCTATATTTAAATGGGCTGGTGCTGATGTAGATTCTTTTATAGCTTTACAAGATCAAATGATAAATCTTCCATTAATACAATCGCACAGAATACCTATGAAAGTACATACACTTGCTATGGGTATTATAAATAAAATTAGAAATAGAATAGATAAAAATTGGCAACCAAAAACTAATGAAGGAAGTTTACATAGACATTTTGATGTTGACTCAGTTGATATGTCAAAAGGTGAGTGGTTAGTTTTAGCTAGAACCAAACACATATTAAAAGAAGTAGAAGATACTTTATATCGTAAAGGTTTATACTATGAGACTAAAAATAAAAGAAATTACGAGAAAGATTTACAAGAGGCAGCTACAGATTGGGAGCATTTAAGACAAGGACAATTATTATCTTATAAACAGATTGAAAAAATTTCTAAATATATTGGATCGGATAATTGGGAAAAAGAAAAAATAAAAGGTATGGTCAAAGGATCTTTTTATGGCATAGATCAACTTACAAAAGATTATGGATTAAAAACTAATAAAGTTTGGTATGAATCATTAAACGATGCAGGAACAAGAAGAGTAGAATATTTAAGAAAAATGAGAGCTAATGGAGAAGCTTTAAATAAAAAACCAAGAATAGAATTATCAACCATACATGCAGCTAAAGGTGGTGAATCACAAAATGTAGTTCTTTTAACTGATCTTACTAAAACAACTATGAATAATTATGAAAAAAATCCAGACGACGAGAATAGATTATTTTATGTGGGTGCAACTAGAACAAAAGAAAATTTACACATCATAGATCCAAAGCAACACAATAAAGGATTTATATTATGAGTGATGTTTACAAAAAACAAATTGGAGGATCACATTATTCATCGATGGTTATACAGCCATCAGAATTTATAAATAAAAATAATTTACCCTTCGCTGAAGGAAACGCTATAAAATATTTGTGCCGACACAAGCAAAAGGGACAGAAACAAGATTTGGAGAAAGCAATTCATTATTGTCAAATGGCAATCGATCGTGATTATCCTGATAAACTAGAAAAAAATAAATCTAACTCATGGGGAATAATTAAATGATACAACGACCACTTTTCGCACCACAAACTGAATGGCTACCGCCAGAAGAATTTCCAGATCTATCTAAATATAATGAAATTTCAATAGATTTAGAAACAAAAGATCCTAATCTAAATACTAGAATGGGTTCTGGTTCTGTTGTAGGAGTAGGAGAAATTGTCGGAGTAGCTGTAGCTGTTGAAAATTGGTCAGGTTATTATCCAATTGCACATGAAGGGGGTGGTAACATGGATCGTAAAAAAGTCTTGAAATGGTTTCAAAGTGTATTATCTACACCAGCAACAAAAATTTTTCACAACGCCATGTATGACGTTTGTTGGATCAGAGCATTAGGCTTAAGTATTAACGGTAAAATAGTGGACACGATGATCGCATCTGCCCTTGTTGATGAAAATCAAATGCGTTATGACTTAAACAGCTGCAGTAAAAGATACACTGGAAAAACAAAAAGTGAAACAAATTTATATGAAGCAGCGAAGAGTTGGGGGGTTGACGCCAAGGCAGAAATGTATAAACTACCTGCCATTTATGTTGGCGAATATGCAGAAAAAGACGCTGAGATAACTCTAGAACTTTGGCAAGAATTAAAGAAAGAAATTTTACATCAAGATATAAAATCTATTTTCCAATTAGAGACTGAACTTTTTCCTTGCTTAGTTGATATGCGTTTTTTAGGAGTACGTGTAGACGTAGAACAAGCTCAAAAATTAAAAGAAGAATTACATACAGAAGAAAAAGAATGCCTACAAATAGTAAAAAAAGAAACTGGAGTAGATACACAAATATGGGCAGCTCGATCCATTGCGCAAGTTTTTCAAAAACTAAACCTACCATATGACTCAACCGAAAAAACAAATTCTCCATCATTTACTAAAAACTTTTTACAGAATCACCCCCACCCACTGGTGAAACGAATAGCCCGAGCCCGTGAAATAAATAAGGCCCATACCACATTTATTGATACCATACTAAAACATTCTTACAAGGGTAGAATACATGCAGAAATTAACCAATTAAGAGGAGATAATGGAGGAACAGTAACTGGAAGATTCAGTTATTCAAATCCAAATTTACAGCAAATACCAGCACGAAACAAGGAACTTGGACCACGGATCAGGTCGCTATTTATCCCGGAGGAAGGCCATACATGGGGTTGTTTTGACTATTCTCAGCAAGAACCTAGGTTGGTAGTACATTATGCAACTTTACAGAATCTCTATGGAGTGGACGAAGTATTGGAATCATATAAAGGGGGTAATGCAGATTTTCATACTATCGTTGCTGACATGGCAGAGATACCTAGATCACAGGCCAAGACTATAAACCTTGGTCTGTTCTACGGTATGGGAAAAAATAAATTACAAGCAGAATTAGGTATATCTAAAGAAAAGTCAGAGGACCTATTTAGACAGTACCACGACAAAGTTCCATTCGTAAAACAACTTATGGACAATGTAATGCAACGAGCACAAAGTTCTGGTAAAATTAGAACTCTACTTGGAAGACTTTGTCGTTTTCATTTATGGGAACCTAATCAATTTGGGATTCATAAGGCATTGCCTCATGATACAGCGCTCATGGAACATGGACCAGGGATCAAGCGTGCTTACACATACAAAGCTTTAAATAGATTGATACAAGGATCAGCTGCAGATATGACTAAAAAAGCAATGATAGATTTACATAAAGAAGGAATTATTCCACATATACAAGTCCATGATGAATTAGATATATCAGTTAATAATAACGCAGATAGAATAAAAGAGATAATGGAAGATGCGGTTTCTCTTGAAGTTCCCAATAAAGTAGACTATGAATCTGGACCCAATTGGGGTATAATAAAATAAAAATGGAGGGAACTATGGAAAAAGTAAAACAAATATGGGCACTAGCTGTAGCTAATAAAAAAATAGCTATTGGCGTAGTTGTTGCTATTATTATAATAATCTTAATATAATATTTTATGATACATGGCCTATTTAAATGCAAACATTCCTGCGACTTATGCGCAGATCAGGAGAGAATATCTCTATGATCTTAAAGAACATCATGGAGAAGTGGAAGACTGTATTATTTTTGGCCTGGCATCGATTACAGGACGTCCTATACTCTTTCATGCAATCATGGAAAATGGTGCTGTGTTCTACCGCCTGCCAATCTCTGCGTTCATTCAAAAAGGTTTTGATGTCAAAGAAGTACCTAGGATGCGACTTGATGAGCTGGAGCTGTGGAATTGCTTTAGTTATTATCCTACTGTCACTTCTTTTGATATCCTAGATGGCCAATCTGGTTCATATTTCGGAAAAGATAAGAAATCACATCCTGGAGCATATTTATTTACTGTTGACTGGGCCCACCCAGAGAGTAATATAGTAGACACAGATCATTCTGAAATTCCGCACGAACATAAGTGCGCACACATTCTCGCTCTAGAGGATGGAAATTATGCAGCACAACCTAATAACCGTATCCTTTGGGATATACCTTCATTCACTGTTAGGGATGAAGTACCTGATTGGAAAGTGCAAACTTCTGAGTGGAACGTAGAAGACACTCGTAAATGGAAAACAGAAGACACTGATAAATTCTTCTACAAAATTGAGGAAAAGAAAAATGATTAAATGGATTAAAGATTTTTTATCAAAAATATTTGGTATAACTAAAGAGCCAATTGTATTGGAAGAAATTAAAGAGGAAGTTGAAGAAAAAGAAATAATTACACCTAAAAAAATTCAATGTAACACACATTCAAGATTTAAAAAGTCTTGTCCTATTTGTATTGAGGCTGCAAATGAATAAATGTAAAAAATGTCACCATGATTGTCACTGTAAAAATGAATTACATGCAGATGTGTATGGAACTTGTCCATGTGAACATTGTGATTGTGAAAAAGGTCAAGCAGAAGATTTATCTTATGAAAATAA